GCACAATCCAAACAGGCGTGCCGTTTGGAATTGCCACCGGCAGGAAGCCTGTTGGAATCAGTCCGTAGGTCACGCCGTAGGAAACGTAGATGCCGTTGCCCAGCTCGCTCACGGAGAGCGCTGCGCCACTGAGTGCGTTAGTTTTGGCAACGACTCCGTAAGGAGCTGCACCGCCTACCCACGCCTCCTCCCACTGGTAGAGGTATCGATGCACGGTGGTGGCGATCAGCGCGCTTGAAACGATCTTCGCGAGCATGCCGACGCTCGGGCTGTGATCAAAGTTTGAATCGGCGCGCGCGATCGCGTCACCGCTTCTTCGGATTGGGTCAGCAAGGTACGACATTAGTAGTACACCCCAATTTCACAGATTCTTCGTTGCACTCTGCCGTAGTCGCCTGCAGGCCAGATGTTGTTGAAGACTGCAGTGCTGCGGTTTGGGCGCTTCCAATCGACGCGAAGCAATGCGCCGCCTGGCGCTCGCTTCGGCTTGCCATCGATGTCGAGTTCGGGCACTTGCGAGTGTTCGTACCACTCGTCATAGGCGTATTCGACGTTAATTTCGTAGATTTCGCCTTCGACGTGATTGATTGAAGCACCTTCACAAACCAACGTCTGCGCGGCGTATCCGAGAAAAACGTCGGAATTTCGTCTGCCGTAATACGAAGCTACCGCATCGTGCATGACTGTGAGCGATGAGCTGTCGCAATCCACAAGCAATCGAAGCCGCACTTGAATCTGTCGCACTTCGACGGGCGCACCCTTGTCGGCGCTTGAAAGCTCAGATCCGCCAATGTCTGCAGTAGTTGCATCGAGCGCTGCAGGCGGTGTCGTTACCCACCCACGTCGGAAAGTCTGAATCGTCCGATGTTTTGCCGTATGCTGAATAACGGGAACAAGTAGCGCCAAATCTGCGACGGATCCGCCTAGCTCAGTTTTCGCGCCACGCAGCCAAGTGAATCGAGTGCTGTAGGTGACGATGGCGCTCAGCTTTCCGCTCGGAAGCGGAGTGGCTTGCACGGATCGGCACAGCATGAATGGTTCAATCGTCGCGCCTGTGCCAGACGGATATGCATCATCGGGTGAAGGCATTGCGCCTTCAGTAATCATCTGATTATGCTCATACGGCCACGCAATCGCAGCGCCGTTGATGCGCTCGATGATGAGCGAAGCAGTCGTGGTGCACTGTCCATCGATGCCAGTGATCGTGAGCGCGCCCGTCACTTCGTACATACGGTAGCTGGCGGTTGTGATCATCCGAAGATCCCCCGTAGTGCGTCACTGATCATCGTTGGTACGTTTGTCACAACTGCTTCAGCGTAGTTTCGCATGCCGCTGTTGTCTTTGTTGCGAGCTTCAGCAGATCGAAGATCCGGCATGTATGCCTGTGCAGCAGCATCACTGGGCGCACTTGCAATGTTTGCAAGGATGTTTGCTTCTTCCAATGACTTGCCGCCAAGAATGGCGCCGTATTTCGCGACCTGTGCTTTGCTTTCGTTCATGAAAGAAGAAGCCCACGACTCAAGGCCTCCGGCTCTACCTTGAGCGTCAGCACCCGCCGCCCAGAAGGTATCCCAAAAGCCCTTGGCGTTTGCTGCGTTGTTGTTGATTCTGTCGGATGCATCAGCAAGCCGTCGCGCGAGCGGTTCAACGACTCCCATGCTGTCGCGTACTGACTTTCCAGAGCTGTCGAATTCGGCGATAGCCGCCTTCGCGCGGTTCGCGCTCTCAGCCATCGACGTGAGCAATTTGTCGGCAATCATGAATGGAGCCGCGAGCACAGCAGCGCTGCCGAGCGCACCCATTGCCGCAGTACCCACGCCGCCGCCGATGCCGCCGAGCGCGCCGAGCTTGCCTGCAGCGCCACCGAGAGTGGAAGCGCCAATGCGCCCACCCACAGCGCCTGCTTTGTTCATCAGATCCATCTTCGCTTGCAGGCGTTTCATGCCTGCTTCAGCGCTTCGTGAATCAACAATGACCGGAATATGTACGGCTGATGTTTTGGTGGTCATGTCTTCAACGACCTCAGTGTTGCTTCGATGTCTTCAACGATCATCGGTTCCCACTTCTTGACCATGTTAAACGCCGTCGCTTTTACCATGTTGTTTCCACGGATGAAACGACCTTTGATGCCGCGCAGACCCTTGCGCCATCCACGTCCACGCCCCGACACTGGTGCAGGTTCAAACTTCGGCCATGCGTGAAAGCCGCGCTCCGCAAAGAGCAAGCGCCATCCTGCGCCACCTGTGGTGCGCGTTGCGCCCTTTTCATACCGAGCGCCCACGCGCACGGTAAGCAACGATCCAGACTTTCGCTTTTTCATCTTCACGACGCTTACAATTGAACTGCGAAGGTGAACAACTTTGCTTTTGTTGTCGCGCGGCGTGAGTTTTCTTAGAAGCTTGCGAGTGGCTGCGCCCCACCTTCGCGAAGCGCTCTTCAGCACCTTGGCCATGATTGCAGAAGGCAAGCGCCCGAGCTGCTGCTTCACACGCTCAATGGATTGATTGTCCGGACTGAGCCGAAGCGATCCGGCGAAGGTTTGCGAGCTTTTGCGCCTCATGTTGCCAGTTCACGGTCTTAAAAATCACATTCAGGTGGAACGCACCAAGTTCTGCAGGAGGCTGAATCTTCCAAGCGGCATCGAGCAGCCCCTTCGATGCCGCGCTCAGTCCTGGCCTTCGCGGTACAGCGCCTCGATGAGGGGGATAAGTTCTTGCGCGAGCCGCGCAGGCATCGAGAGCGCAGCGGATGTGTCAGCCCAAATCGTGCCACCGCTTTCGTCGAGCACGTGCCGAGCGAGCATGTGCGCGTTCGCGAGCGCTGGCGATTTGGCGTTGCATTCGAGCGCTTCGATTACGTCGCCCAGGGTCGGACGGCGAAGGAGTACAACGCTGCCGCACTGCAGCGTGACACGTTCGGGCTTCAGATTAAGTGCGTCGGAGATACTCATTAGATTGTCACTGCGCCGGTGAATTGAAGTTCGATCGTTGCCTTGACCACGTCACCTGCTGCCGCTGTGACGTTGATGGAGTTGACCAATGCATTGCCTGTCCAGCTTTCCGGAGTCGTGTTGAAAATGAGCTCACACGAAACAGCTGCAGTAGCGTTACCCATCTGGTTGATGAGTGCCGCATGGTCGGACTTATCGAAGAAGACTTCGAGCGATGCTGTCGTACTGATCACGCCATAGAGGAACTTTGCATTCGCGTCGCCAATCTCGGTCACTTCCATCGTTGCACGCGAAGATGTGATCTGTGCGCTTTGCACCGTTGCAACCGTTGCGCCGTTGAATTTCACTGAACTGATTGCGGTTGAATTTGCCATAGTGTTTACTCGTCGTAGAGAAGATCGAAAGTCACATTTGCAATCATCGGTGCGTGCTCGTCACCTTCGGAAACCTGCACAGCCTCGATGGTGTGTCCGGTGTAGATCGCGGAGAAGAACTCATAGGGGGAGACAGTGCCGCCGCCGAGCGGTCGGATTGCGAGTCGAACCTGCGCGACAATCGCGAGCGCCTCGACAGACGTATCCGCGATGCACGAAACCGTGAGCGACATTTGAAACAGTGGGCCACTGCCAATTGATTGCACTGCGATCGAGTCAAGCTCGAACGTAATGGCTGGCAGCACTGTGGACTGCACGCGACTCGCGTGCGTGATCCGTGCGTCAGGCACAAGCGTAAGTCCGCTGTATCCGGTCATCATCACACGGATGGCTTCTTCAAGTGACGCGACGGCCATTAATCAACCTCCACGCATTGGATGACTGCGAGCCGGTCGGCTTCCTCAAGGTTTGTAATCGCCTCGATGCGAAGCGTTTTCCCGCGCACGGACAATCGATCAATCTCAGTCAATCCGATGTTCTCGATCGTGTTCCATCGAGCGCGAACTTCAAAGTTCCGAATGACTGCAACGCCGTCGGCGTAAGCGGTTTCGCTCGCGCCTTGATCGCGAAGATCACAGCGGAAGCTACTGCCAGACGTGTACACGTCGTCGCGACCACCAAGCGCATCCTGCGCCGTGGCTGCAGTCATTCGCGTCGCCACGAAGCGAAGTCTTCCGGCTCCGATCATGAGAACGGCCCCTTCGTGGAGTAGTTCGCAAGCAGATATTCAAAGGACTTTGGTAGCACCTGCATCGATGCGACGGTGAGCGCTTCGGGGTTCGCGTACCACGCTCCTACTAGTGCCACAATCGCATGCTGCAGATCGCCTGGCACTTGCGTGTATCCCGCGACATAGGTAACGAGTGGCTGCGTCGTTTCTTTGAACGGATCCGGACTATCAAACATCAGCGCCCACATTGGCTGACTCTTGTCGATCCAATACTCCGAAGCTGCCAGTGTCTGTGGGTTGCCACTGGTGTCCGTGTAGGTGATCGAGGTGATCGAGATCAGCGGAGCCTCTGTGAGGATCGTGCGCTCCCACGCTCGCAGATACTGCGTGCGCGTTGCGCTCCGCAGTCGAAGCCCCGTGTATCTCTCGATGTGCGTGCCTGCAGCGACAGCAAGCCGAGACAGCTCGGCATCGTCGTCGGCTACTTCGACCTTCAAAGCAAGTCGAAGCACATCAATTGAGATCGGGAGTTCGACCATAGCTTGAACCTAAAAAGGGGGGAGAGGGGATTGATGACCCTCTCCCCCCCATTGGGGGAAAAGATGCAGAATCAGCAGGTGATTGCAGCGAATGCTTCAGGCTGGGTCACAGCGCAATCAGTGCGGAGGTAGAAGTACATGGCGACCTGCATGGTCGCAGCGTTGGAGTATGGATCCATGAGCGAAGTCACTCCGGTGCGATCGAAGATCTCGAAGTAGTCGAAGTTACCAACGGCTGCGAATGTATTGCCGTTCACGGTTGCCGTCGGCATGTACTGGTTGATCGCGTAGGGCACGCCGTAGAGAGTGCCAGGCACACCGTCGCGGATGTCGCTGTAGTTCTCCGATGCCTTCCAGAGGTACTCGTTACTTGATCCGCTGACTTTGATTTTGCGAGCGACCTTGAGGAAAGTGTCAGAGAAAACCCATCGGAACTTCGGTGAGTTGCGATATTGCGGCCCGACAAGATGCACGGTGTCGATGATGTTGTCACCGGTCACTGTGGTGATTGCAGCAGCTGCGAGATCTGTCACCTGCGTAATCCAAGCGTTCAAGCCCTTTGGCTGCGAGACACCCGTACCAGTGAGGTACTGATCTTCAAGCTTCAGGCCGAGACTCGTACCGCACTTGCGCGCGATGTATGCCTCTGCAGTTCCGATGCCACCGATGCCCATCGAGTCCTGGAGGAACTCGATCGATGCCGTTGTCGCGCAAACGTATTTAAATGGCGTGATGTTGATCTGCGTGGAAAACGTTGGATCCGATGCTGTGATGGATCCGGCTTCGGCGACAAGATTGGAAGTTGGCAGCGCGTTTTCAAGCGCGATCTTGCGATCGCTGTCGATCGAGTTGATCACTGCGAGCTGACGCATCACGCTGACCTGTTGGAGCTTCTCGACGATGCGGCGTTCCATATCGACTGGCACTGCGGCGTTTGAAGTTCCAGTTGTCAGCGCGCGGAATTCCTGCTGATTTCCCGTCGCAACTGCGTTCCACCATCGGCGGGAGTAATCCGCAGATTCGCGAGTGAGCAAGTTACTGCCTGCAGCCAAACGGCTCTCATGCTGTGGGATCGCGAGCGCTGATTGCTTCGCTGCAGCCTTGCTCTGGCGAACCTCGACTTCCATTGCAGCCTCGATGCGTTGAAGATCTGCCTCCATGCGATCGGCTTTCTCGCGGAGCTCGGCTGCAGCCTTGCTGTCGAAAGTGTGCGTCGGTTGATTGGTTGCAGCTTCCCATCGATCGAGAGTGCTGCGGAGTTCGTGAAGGGCTTCGCCCCGTTGCTGGATAAGAGTCTTCATATGTTACATCCAAGTGCGGCGACGGAGTGCAATCTGTCGCAGTGCGATCTCTGCCTCGGCAACGTGCCGTAGCTGTGAGTGAGTGTTCGGATATGCAGCGTCTTGCACGATGCTGATTTCCGTTAACCGAGCAGACTGAATCGATCGTTTATTTCCCTGCCATACGTCTTTTTCAACGAAGAACCCAAAGGACATTTCGCCAGTCAAGTCGCCGCGCTCCAAGAGCGCGCGCACGTCGCGACCGTCTGACGTGTCCGGTAGCGATGCGTCAAACTTTAGACCGCGCTCATCCTGCGTGAGCTTGAGCGTGCCGGACTTGGTGCGAGCAAGTGGCATCCGGCTGTCATGGTTGTAGAAGAGCTTCACGTCGGCGCTTGTCAATTCACCAAACGCTCCGCGCTCGATTTTCTCGGTGAACTTGCGTCCCACTTCAAAGATATCACGCGACTCCGAATCCCACAGCACAGCGTAGCCGGTGAGATTGTTTCCATTCTGGAAGGAACTAGATTGAATTGCTCGCGTGCATTCGCTCATGTGGTGAAATCTCCAATCGCGTTCGCCGATGTATCACTTCCAAGGTTCGACGCACCGCCACCCGCGCCCATGTTTAACGCGAGCGTCGGTGCGTCAAGGCCAGCGAGTGGCGGTAAATCGAGACGCGCGCGCGCCTCGTTGCGTGTGATTACGCCACTCTCTACGCCTGTTCGGAGCGCTGCCATAGTCTCAGCGAGACTCGGCTTTGTAAGCTGATCGAGATCCCACGTCATCACGTCGCCTGGTGCTGCGAGCTTTGCAACGATCTCGGCTTGCCAAGTCGCACACCAGTGCGCGATACATCCATCCACATACATTCGGGAGAGCCATTCCATCGTGCCATAGGCACTAGATGCGTGCTCCGAAAGATAAGACACCGGCACGCCGTAGAGGCGAGACACGTCGGCTATGGAGTACCGGCGCGCCTCGGCAAGCCCCGTATCGTCGAGCGTCGATGAAATACGCTCGACCTTCATTCCCTCAGCCAAAACTACTGGCTTTCCGGTGTTGATCGTCCCTGCGTGGTTGTTCGCGTAGTCCTGCATGATCCGCTGTCGAGCTTCAGGACTCAACGGGCCAGGGTGAATCAATGCCACCTTAGGATTCGCGGCGTTTCGATAGGCTTCAAGCGCCATATTCTCTTGCGCCGCCATGATGCTCATCGAGACACTGCACAGACGGATCGGGCTTTCGCCCCATAGCCCGTTGTAGCCAGGGGTGCGGAGGTGCAGCACCGATGAAAGCGGGAGCGTGCCGTAGCTCGAAGTTTTGTACACAGGGTCAGCCCCCGTCAGATCGAGCGTCACACTCTCGGGATCAAGGGGGAGCAGCTCCAAGAACTCACCGCCGCGCGTGCGGTTAATGAGCGCGAATGCGTTGCCGTAGAGCAGCGCCTGCATCGTCATCGAGCGCCGGAACTCGAATGCGCTCTGCCATCGGTTCGGATATTTCCACAGCGCCTCAGCGCTCGGGTTTGATACTTCGGATGTAACTCGCGCAAGATCGTTAGAGATCAGCGTCGTAGCGCGCCACACTGGCGTGTATCGCAGCGCTGATGTGCCGGACAAAATAGGCACAGCCGTGTTACCCATCGTCATGATCGTTGAAGACCATGGGGCAAACCAATTTG